AGCAGGCTCAGGTGCAATAAATGCATCTTTTACTGCATCGTATTTATACCCAATTCCTGCATAGTTATATCGTATGCGACCATGGTATGAAGTACGCTTGCAAACTTGATTACGATAATTACCATACCAAGTTTCAGGATCTAAACCGTCTATTAGTTCAGTTTCGTCTTTACCAGTGATGACTTCTGTGACAATGTTATTGTCATCTAAGAACGCATAATGTGCCATTAGACAGTCACCGTTCCTGTTCCTGCGGTGAATGTGTAAATCTTATTTCCACCAGAAGTTACTGGCCCAGAATAAGTCAATCCACCGCTTATAGAAGTTAAATCAGGATATGAGGATGTGTATCTGATAATGACTATGCCTGAACCACCATTACCACCTGCTGAGTTAGCCTTACCACCCATGCCACCGTTGCCTGTATTAGCTGCTGCATTAGTTGGTGAGCCACCGACAATGCCACCTTGTCCTTGAATTACATGTAGATGTATTTCCTTGACCACCGTTAGCTGCCGATGTTGCACCAGTACCACCTGCGCCTACAGTAACTGTAAATGTGCTTGGAAGTGTTTGTGTTGTTGCAGTGCGAAATCCACCTGCACCACCGCCACCAGCGATGTCATAGCCTCCACCACCGCCACCAGCTACAACTAAGAAATCTCCAATAATTTGGACAACTTGTTGTCCTTTGTGTTGTCCTGCAATTATTGCGCCAATCATTATGCGATTGCTCCTACGACGTACCATGTATCAGTTGCAACCTTTATGCAAGCTGCGCTTTTATATTGTGCCACTGTAGGAGCTGCTGCTGTTGCACCTGCTGAAAGGACTGTTGTTGTACCTGATGTGACTGCACTAATTGTCAATGCTCCTGCGCCAATGTTGAGAACAGTAATAACTGATCCAACGGGAATAGCAACCGATGCGTTAGTTGGAATCTTGAAAGCAATTGCTGTTGCCTTGTTCATTTGAATCAATGTCTGATATGAGTCTGCAAGAACTGCTGTGTAATCGGCAGTCTGTGTTGTCTGCAATGTAAAGGCAACAAGTCCGTTGAACATTGCTGCGCTCATTACGTCACCTGTTGTTGCTGGAAATCCTGTTGCCATTATTGCTCCTTAGTATGATAAAACGCTAGTGCCAAGGATACCGTATAGGGAACTTCCTATAATGAATCCATCGATGATTGGTTGTTGCGTGGTGAGGGTTGTACGCCAAGTGTTAGGCGTAATCGCATGAGCGATGCCTTGGACTTGGAGAGTTTGAGTTATTGTTGATCCGCCTGGTTGTGTGTTAGTTATTTGAACTTGGTCAAAGTAATCAAGGTCAAGAGCTGCACTAACTCCTGCGCTGTAGTTAGCAGTCATTAGATCAAGAGTCATTGAGTCGATGCGGATGGTTGTGTCTTTGTGGGATGCAACGTAAGCCTTAGATATGTTGAGTGCTTCTGCATCTGTTTCAACAATTAGGTTGGAATATGAAAGGCTGTGCGTGAAGTAAGTTGTAACGCTTGCGCTATCGGTTGCTACCTGCGCAGTGCCACCAGTGCGTTGTGCTATGACGTTATTGACTACCTGCTTATCGTCAAAAGCAAAGGCCACGTTTGCATAATTAATACCACTGCCATCCTGATTGAATATGGTTGGTGCAGTGCCAGCAGCAGCTAAGACCTGAGAGCGTGACTTGAATACTGCAACGCCATTAGCGTCCATGTAAAAAGCGCCATATTCTGACTGTTCTACGTTACGAGCTGCTTGAAGCACTGATCTAACCGAAGTGTCCACCGATGATGCTTGGCAGGTTGAGTCGCCAGTGGCAATTGTTCTCATGTTGTTTGGCCATGAAACCATGTCAAGAATCTTGCCTAGGCGTGTACCTGTGGCCTGTGATGCTGTGCCATCTGTGATTGTTGTAACGTTAGACATGTTGAACAAGCGAAAACCATCCACACAGGAAATGTCCACATAGGCAATGTCTTGACCTACTGGATAGGTGTAACGGTAATCAGTTGTATAGCCTGAAAAGATGTTGTAAGCGGTACCGTTGTCAGCAGTAATGCGTACCTTCCTGAGAGGCTGTAGGTAGGTGTAGTAAGGCGATGAAGTGTTCTGTGGGTTGAAGTCACCATTAGGGTCTAATACCCGTATAACAGCCGTTCCAGCCTCGTACAGGTCTTGGTTGATGTTTCTACCCCTGCGAGTGTCAATCTTGATTGTCTGAGCCGTTACATCGGCAATAAGGGCTGGTGTTGTGCTAGCGCCAAGAGTTCCTACGCCACCAAGTTTGCCGTAAGTCGGATCTCCGATTGTGAAACTTGGGCCGAACACAGGCCCGTCACTAAAATTTACCGTAACACTAAGGGTTGCTGGCAACGCCATTACATTACCCTAACGCTTCGCCAACTACCGCCTGAGCCACCTGATTGGGATTCGACTTCTTGTTGAGATGAGACAATGGCTGCAACATCTTCACCAGCGACTTGTACCTGAACATTGATTACTGGTGTTGTAAATCCTGATGGTGCTTGAATTGCATACTGTCCTTGACCAATAGTAATTTCATTATTGCCAGATGGATTCACTGGCATGTTTGTGGCTGGCATTGGTGCAGCGTTGGACATTTGATTAGGCGCAAATCCTTGCGGCGCTTGTATGGCGTATTGACCTTGTCCGATAATTATTGTGGCGTTTTCTGCATAACGAGTAAATGCATCAGTAGCGCTTTTAGCAGCAAAAGATAGTTTATTGAGTGCAGTTGCAGCAGCCTCGTTTGACTCGACAATGGCAATCTTGGCAAGGATGCGAGCCTTTTCTTCCTCAGTTGTTGCCTTGGCTAGTGCTGCATAAAGTGCTATGCGATCTAAGTCAAACTTAGCGCCTAATTTATCAAGCTCAGTCTTGGCCTTTATTGATGCTGTATTAGCCTTGAAAGCAATAGTGTTTTTATTGATTGCATCTCTTGCTTTTTTATCTGCCACCATGGCTAAGCCTCGACCCGCAGGGCTCGCTGATCTATTGCTTGAAGTCTTTATGTCTGTGAGGGTAAGGCCTTTTCTAAGGTCAAAGCCAAATTCCTTACCTTTAGTCAATTCATTTAAGCTCAACGCCCCAGTAGATAACTTAAATATGTTAGTAGCGTTTTTTATGAAGTCATCAAATTTAGCAATAGCTTTATCTATATCGCCATTACCTGCTAGTTGTGCAAAACTATCGACTAGCGCACCGCCTATAGTTTCACTAGCTCGCTGAGCTGCAGCATCTATTTTAGCTAGCTTGCCTGAGATGGTATCGGCAGCTAAAGCCGCTTGGCCGCTGCTTACTTGTGCAATTCTAGCCAGTACATCGTCAAAGCTAGCAGCTGCTAATTCTGCTTTAGTAAAGCCTAAGCTGTATTTTATCAAGCCACGAGTATTGCCTGCGAAAGCCTTGGCAATATCGTTAGAAACGCTTACTACGTCTTGACCACTTTGCGCACTCAAATCTAAGCTAGTGCGCAGTAAATCTTGCGCTAGTTTGTAGTCACCTGTCTGAGTCAATAGTTTTTGATAGGCAGGCCTTAGTAGATCATCAACAACACCAAACTGCTTTTCCAGGCTATCAATAAAGCCAGCAACATTAATAGATGCATAACTTAGACCTAGATTTTTTAGAGTGCCTGATAATACACGCGCTGCCTTATCATCGGCTGCAAATGCCTTTACTGCTTGCTGTGAATAACGCGCTATTGTACGCGCTCCGAACGCTAAACCAAATGCACCGGCAAGGTTTTTGACACTTTTAGTAAGTGTCTTAGTAGCGTTTTCTGCTTTTGCAAATGCTTTTTTGCCAGTGAACTCAGCAGCTAAATCAATCTTGACTACTGGCATTAGTTGGTCACCTTAGTCCTTTTGTTCAAGTTGTCTTTAGCCTTCTCGATGGCCTTCAATACGCCATCCTGAGCCTTGCCACGATCTTCTTCATAAGCGCGATACAAGGCACGACCTTCAAATGCACCCTTGCCTTTGAAATTACTTGAATACTTATTCTCGATGTTCTTGACAAATGTGCTACCTGGTGTCTTGCGACCAGCAGTCTCATAGATAGAACCAGCAGCTGTCTTATTGAATAGTTGTGCCAAAGAACGGAAGCCACGAGAGTTAGGCTTTGATGGACTTGTCTTATATCCGACATTAGCCTTGACAACTGACGCAACGTATTTAGGAAACTTGGCATTAGAGAATGCAGAACTTTGTGCAGTAATCTGCTTGCCAAAGACTGACCAGTTAGAGATTATCTGAGACTCACTTGGCAAGTAACCGCGAGCATCACGAACTACAGGTTTGAGAGCAGCTGCCATTTCTTTAGGCAATTCCTTGGCTAAGTCAGGAGTGAACTGACGTAGAGCCTTACGGAGTTCAACCGCGCCCTTTACGCTTACTGGCATCGCTAATCTCCTTTGCTCTGTCTTTGAGTCCATCTAGCATTGCCTTGAACATTGCCGAATCTAACTCAATCAAATGTTGTGGCGCGATTCCTGTCTCAATGCTCAAACGAGCAACAAGATAGGTGAAGGAATCACGCCCTAGTCCAAAGGGTCGTCATCGAGAACTTCCACTCTCACGAGTGTGTCCACGAAGTCGTCCAGTGGTTTTACCGTTTCACCCGAACGTCTAATACATTCCCAAGCAAGCCAATAGACATCAGACTGCTTCT